TCAGACGGGCTTCAAAACGTTTTTGCCCACATTTTGCCCACATTCTTCCACGCCCGTCTCCACCTGCACGGCGGCATCGAGCAGACGGGCCACGTCCATAAGGTCGCTGTCGAACAGATCCGCGTACACGTCCAACGTCATGCTCGCGTTCTTGTGGCCCAGCATCCTCTGCAGGGCCTTGACGTTCGCGCCCGCATGCACGGCCAACGAGGCGGCGGTGTGACGCAGGTCGTGAGGCACCGGCCAATCGTCCCGCTTCCAGCCCAGACGGGTGAGCGTGTGCGTCCACCATCCCGTCTCGCGGGCGAGGCTCTGCTTGCGGATAGGGCCTCCACGCACGTCGCGAAACACGCGCTCCTCGTGTCCGCGCTGCTCGCATATCGGTTTGAGCGCGTCCATGACTATGCGGGGCATGGGCACGTCACGGCGTTCATGGTTCTTCGGGGTGCCCTCGGACCATTTGGCGTTGACGTATACTAGGTTGCGGCGCACGTGCAGTATCCCCACGTCGAAGTCGATGTCGCGCTTCTGCAATCCGGCTGCTTCGCCCCATCTCAGCCCGCAGAAGCCGAGCAGCAGTATGAGCGCCCGGCGCTCCTCCCCCAGCTTCCGGCAGTTCGACGCTTCGTCGGCGAATGCCAGCAGTCTGGTAATGGTCAGGTAGACGCGACGATCCTTGCGTCTGGGGAGTTTCGGCAGTTCGATGTCGTCGCACGGGTTGGAGGAGATGAGCTTGTCCCGCACGGCCATGCTGCATATGCCCTGCATGATCTGGTATGGGCGGCTGACGGATGGTGCGCCGGACTTATCGATTATGCTTCCGACCCATGCCTGGACTTCGGCGTGTGTGATGCTGCCTATCTGCCGTTCTGCCCATTTGGCCTCGCAGTGGCATTTCCATGCGCTGTCCATGTTGGAACCCGAAGGCGCCTTCCAAAACGGCTTCTTTTCGGCAATCCACTGGTCATGCAGCGTGCCTATGCGTTGTTTGCCGCCTTCCGGGTCGATGTAGCTGCCGGTGGCCTTGGCTATGGTGACGTGTTCCGCAGCCCACGTCTCCGCGTCAATCTTGCGGCGGAAGCCCCTCTTGTCGGTTTGCGTGCCGTCGGGTTTCCGATAGCGGACTCGATACCTGTTTTCGCCTTTGGCCGTCCTGTATCTGGTGATGTTCGCCATGATTTTTTCACTCGCTCATACTTGTTTTCGGTTTTAACGTGTTTTAACTGGTATTAATGTGTTTTAATGAGATTTGACGGATAACAGGGAAATTAATAAAATATTCTCTTTACGCCAAAATCGGAAAGGAGACGGCCATGACCATGACCGATACCGGCGTGAAGCCGATTCCGGCATACGTGCCGCCCGAGGACGGCAAGCCACGCAACGCCGTGGACGAGAAATGGATGAAGCTGACCCGCAGCGCCCGCCATTACATGGAACGCAGGGCAAAGGCCCGGAAGGAAACCATCGATGGGTCTGAAGCTCGTCATTGAGCGCGAATGCTCCAGAGACCATCAGACGGCCCTCAGGCAGTTCCTGTGCTGTGAACCTGGAGGCCCCGAATGGGCGATGGACCCGCAACGCTACATACGTGACCTCAGCGTGCGCAAGACCCCGAAGGGGATCATGCGCACGCTTCTTGTCGTATCCGGAGATATTCCCCTGCATGATGACGTGGTCGGCTTCTGCGAATACGGCGTAGCCGTGGAAACGACCGATGAGCATGAGGGCGTCTACCAGATCTCGTATATCGCCACCGCTTTGAAGGTGCGTGGCACACATCTCGGAGACACTCTGCTCTCCTCGGTTATCGTGCGCCTGCGTGACGATGCCTGGCGTTTCAACCGCACGCCACTCGTGCTCACCCAGGTGGATCCGCGCAACAAGCCCAGCATGGACCTGTTCACACGATTCGGATTCATGGACGAGGGGCCGGATCCCGACGACCCGGAATACCATCTGCTGTCCCTGGAGTTTACCCCGCAGGAGCGCGGAAACTACTTCGGCAGCACACTCGCGTTCTTCTGACATTTCGGGTATAGCTCCGCCAGGCCTATCGGCTATGATGGGGAGGCGAAGCATCCTCCTTTCCAATTAAGCAAGCTGGTCGATGTTTCACACGCCCTGCCGATGTTCCAGATCGACAGGGCAATTCTTTTTCTATCGATTGACCACGTAATTCGGGTCGGTGACTATATAGGAGTAGTTGTCCTCCCCGCCGGTGCCGGAATACACGTCTCCGACGTCGCGGAATGCTATGGCAACCATCTTCGCGTCCAATGGAACCTGGAACGGATAGGTGACCGTGCTGGTCAATCCCGGCTGGAGCTGGGCGTTGCACTCGGGGTTGCCTTCGACCTGATACAGATTCTTGATGGGCGTGTATTTCTGGTTCTTCGAGTTCAACGCGACTATCTCATAGGGGTAGCTGCAGGTGATGTCCATCGGACTGCTGGTGTTGTTCGTGACCTCCACCTTGGCCACCCAGTACTTGGTGTTCGCGTCCGGTGTCTTTGGCCCGTATTGGCCGTTGCTGCATCCGTCGCCGCATGTGTCGAAGCTGATGGTGGGCTGTTCGCCGGCTTCGAGGACCTTCATTTCGACGCCGCCGCTGACGGCGGTCTCCCCCGTGCCCGAAGCGTCGGTGTTGGATCCCGTGTCGTTGGGATCTTCCTGGGGGTTGAGTTTTTCGTTCGCGTCGGCTAGCTGCGCTTTGACGGAGTCCAATGATGTATTGAGGTCTTGGATGTCCGACTTCTGCTGGTTGATGATGGGCGTGGCGTACAGGTACATGCCTCCGAGTCCGCCGGCTAGTCCCACGACCAGTCCTATGGCTGCGGCGATGGCGATGACGGCCGCCGTTGGGAGCTTCTTCTTCGGTGCCGGCGTTGGCGCGGATGGTGCTGCTGCGGGCTGGCTATCCTGCGTTGCCGGCGGCTGCTGTGCCTGCATGGGGGTTGGCTCGGTCACGGTTCTCTTCTTTCTTCTAGGCGGCCACACTGTCGTGCAGCCAGTTCTTGTAATCTTCTATGACTTGTACGGTCACGTTGAGTTCGGCGGCCATCTGGTAGGGGTTGCCGTCGTACATGCGTTCCGCCAGCGCGTATTCGGCCGGGTTGATGAGCAGCATGGCGGTCTCGCGTCGGCAGCGTCGCTCGTTCCTGCCGCCGATGCAGCCGTGTGTGGTGTCGTCGCCATGCCGCCAATGCACGAGCTCGTGCACCAGGGCGCAGCGTTTGCGCGTGTAGGTGATCCGCCAATCGATAAGCACGGTGTTTGTGGACAGGCAATAGAGGCCGTCCAATTTGCCGGGCAGTTGGGCGCTGCGAACATGCAGGTCGGGCTCCGCCGTGCTTAAAACGTGGCGCATTTGCCCGTAGCTCATGCGCGGCGATATCGGGAGCGGATTCGTCATGCGGGGTCATCTCCGTCGCCATCAAACTTGTGGTCGTCCTCGTAGGCGGCGATGTCGAGATCGCCGCGCTTGAGCTTATTGAGAGTTTCGGCCACACGAGACTGCTCGCTGTTGACGGATTCGATGAGTTCGCATGGCGTCATGTTCCAGAGTTCGCAGAGTCGTTCGATGTCGCCGAGGGCCCATTCGTTCTCGTCTTTGATTCTGGAGTTGACGTAGGTTGCGCCTCGGTCGATGAGTTTCGCGATTTCCCTGTTGGAGATGCGGCGTATTCCCATTTGCGCTCTGATGGCGGCGCTTACCGTCAGCGCGAAATCGCTGACACCAATCTTTCCATGTCCCATATGTCCTACTATAGCGCGTATTTACGCTAACACGCAATTAAGTGCATGTCGTAAAACGTAAGACAGAGATATTGCACGTAAATACGACACGCCGACGTTTGATACTGCACGTTATAACGTGCATACTGTAGCCATCGCTCAAACACGGAACACAAAAGGAGGCAACCGTGACAAAGCTCAGCGAACAAGCGGCGGCTCGAATCAGAGCAGTGATGGCCGCACGGAAAATCAGCGTCGCGGACTACGCGAAACAAACCAGCCAGTCGGTGGACGTGGTCTCACGCAGAATCAACGGCAAGGTAGACCTGTCCCTCACGGACATCGAGACTTTCGCCAAGCTCACCGGCTATCAGCCCGGCGACTTCCTCAACGACCAGTTCGTACTGGGCACGCAGCAGAAGGCGGTGGCGTGATGGTCGGGGTTTACCGGCTTGGTGGTCCGGAACGTGAGAGGGCCCGTGCGCTGATTCGTATTCTCGGCATCGACATGGATCGTGTCAGATGGTTGGACGGCCACCCGATGACGGTTCGCGTGTTTGATGACGGCAAATGCTGGGTCGAATACACGGGACTCGTCGTCTGCGACAAGGAAGACATCGATTTCTGTCTCCGTGGGCTCGAGCCCGTGGATGTCGGGCCGGGGTCTATAGGGACAGGATCCGGGAATGCCGGAACAGGATTCTTCGCGAGGATACGCGGATGTCTCTCGATTTCGAGGTCTCGACCATCGCGACGATGACGGTGCCGGACTCATGGCGCTTGAGCTTGGAGTCCCCACGGTATTCGACGATAGCGCCGCCCGTCGGCGTCACCCGAATGTCTCGTTCGGTGAGCCACCCGTTGTTGCGCAGTATCCACCCGTCCCCATCCGTCTTCTCCACTCCCCAATCGGTCGAGAGGTACAGGCGTCGTTCCGCGTCGAAGGACAGCAGCAACGCCGTCAATCCCATCCAGTTGTCCGCCAGCCATTTCCACATGGCTCAGATTCTAGCCACAAAAAAATGCCGCCGATTGGAGCGGCGGCGAATGTCAGATTGAAAGAAGGTCCAAAATGACTGAATCCAATGTACAGCCCTTCGAGTTTCGGGGCAACCCGGTCGCCACGGTGACCGCCGAGAACGGGACGGTGCTGTTCTGCGCGAAGCACGTCGCCACCGCACTCGGATACAGCAACACCCGTGACGCAATCGCAAAGCATTGCAAGGGTGTCGCGAATCGCTACCCCCTTGAGACGGCCGGTGGAATCCAGCAGATGGTATTCATCACCGAAGGCGACGTGTACCGTCTGATCGCCAGCAGCAAGCTCCCCAGCGCGGTCGAGTTCGAGCATTGGCTGTTCGACGAGGTCGTACCCCAAATCCGTCGCACCGGCGGTTACATTCCCCAGGGCGAAACCCCGGAGGAGACGATGGCTCGCGCGGTGCTCATCGCGCAGAAGACCATCGAAGACCAACGGAAGCAGTTGGACGAGCAGAAGCCGAAGGTGCTGTTCGCGGACGCGGTGGCCACGAGCAAGAGAAGCATTCTGATCGGCGAATTGGCGAAGATCCTCAAACAGAACGGCGTGAAGACCGGCCAGAACCGGTTGTTCAAACAATTACGTGAGGACGGTTTCCTGATGAAGCGCAACGGGAACCCGAACATGCCCACACAGAAGAGCATGGAACTGGGTTTGTTCGAGGTCAAGGAAACATCGATCGCCCATTCGGATGGTCATGTGTCGTTGAACTTCACGACGAAGGTCACGCCCAAGGGCCAGCAGTACCTCATCCAGAAGTATCTGGGCTGCACTCCCCTTGACTTGGAAGCGGGTGCGTGATGGCCGGTAGTCAAATCGAATCGTCTCTTGACGGCTGGCCGATCGCCAAGGTGGCGAGCTTCCTCGGTGTCTCGAAGGGCAGTCTCTACGTGTGGTCGTGCCACGACAAGTGGGGAGGCCGGTATCCGCCCGCGCCGAAACGCGTAGGCCGCAGGCTCGTTTGGAATCCACAGGAGGTCATCGACTACCGGGACCGGCGGTGCGCGATAAGCCGCAAGGAGCTGGTCTACGGCGAATAAGGGTTTCCCGGATTCAAAACCGGGAGAAAAGGAAGAGGTGCCGGCGTCGCACTGTCCAAGGTTCACTCCGGCACCAACATCACCAATCACATTGAAAGGAAAACAAGTGATGTCAGGACACAAGATTACCGGAATCCACGCCATCGGCGTCGAGATCCCGAAGGGAATGTCATTCAAGGAGCTCATGGAGCAGCTGCTTGAGGGAGGAGAGGCTGAGTTGGAGAAGGAGTTGGACGAGGAGACGCGCCAGCCGGAAACCGGCAAGTGCGATTGTCCGGCGTGCGATCCAGACAAGGACACCGTGGAGGAAAGATTGTTCCATCCGGTCGATCAGTGGCAGCACGCCGTCGATGTGGCCAGTGACGTGCATGACGCGGCCGGCTCTCTCGAACACGCGCTGTTCGAGCTGGGTGAGAACCAGTTGGCGTTCGAGGCGTCGATGATCCTCAGCCAGTCGCTGACCCTGCTGCGTGCCATCCAACGCAAGCGCAAGGAGGTTGCGGAATGAGCATCGAAGCATTACGCAAAAAGAAGCGTATGCGCCGACCCCGGCCGAGGTTAACGGACGGGCAGAAATCGGCCGTATTACTGGCTCTCACGTTCTTCGAGGGTTGGCTGGTCGGTTTCGCCGGCACGCATAGTCGCATCCCCAGTCCGGTGGGTACGCCGCAGTGGATGATAACCGGCTCGCTCGCATTGGCGGTCATCCTGCCGCTCATGTTCGTGGGAATCCTGTTGAAGTGGGGCGGCGATGGAACAAAGTGAGTTCACGCTCTGCTTGCCGGGCGACCCGGTGCCGAAGGGGCGTCCCCGCGTCTACAACGGGCACGCGATGACACCGAAACGCACCGTCAGGGCGGAGGAACGCCTGTTCGCGGAATTCCGGTTGAAATACCCGCAGGCGAAACCGTTCCAATGCCCCGTGCGCTTGGAGGCGGAGTTCTGGATGAGCCATCGCGGCCGTCCGGATCTCGACAACCTTTTGAAGCTGGTTTTGGACTCGCTGAACGGCGTCGCCTATGTGGATGACGCGCAGGTCGTCGAATCCCACGCCAGCAAGCGGATGCCCGACCTATGGGTCTACGGGTCGAAGGGCCGCTACCGGAAGCGCAAGAGCGGCGACCCCTACACGTGTTGCGGGCACGAGTACGAGCCGCACCTCTCTATCCGTATCAAGCCGCTCCCGGAATGGGAGCCGAACAAGCAAGGAGAACAATCATGAGCAAGCCGATCAACGAGCCACGCATGGTGCAACAGGCGCTCGTATCCGACGAGGACCTGAGCTTCGAACTGGCGGCCCTGGTGCCGACCGCGAACGGGATCACGAACGCCGCATCCACGTTCATCGACAAGGCCACCAAACTGTTGCTGTCCGACAAGATCATACTCACCAACGAGCAGCATACGGCCGTCACGTCGGCCATCGCCATCACCCAACTGACCGTCAAGGAAGGCGCGGCCATATCGAAGCTGCTGCGCAACCCGGACGCTTCGGCGGAGGTCATAGCCGGACTGCGACTCACCTCCGAGGACAGGCAGGATGCCTGACCGGCGTCTTTGGATGCCGCGTTGCAGGACATGCGGGCCGCTCGGCAAGCCCACCGGACTGGACGAGGCGGTCACCTGCTGCAACCGGCACACGAACCAGACCAAGCATCAGACGGCGTGGTATCCCACCTACGCCCAAATCATCGTGAAAGGCACATCAAATGACTGCGAATGACACGTCAACCATTGAAACCACGGAGGCCGTGAACCCGGACGGGGAATTGCGCCAAGGATTGTTCGCCGCGCAGGCGGCGCGCATCGTCGAACTGCAGGCCGAGATCGCCAGCCGACAGGAGGAAATCGACAATCTCAAATCCCTGATTCTCGACTCGCATCCGGTCGGCACCTACCAGGCCGGCAACCTGAAGGTGCAGGTGAAACCGGGCGCGCGCCGCATCAACGCCGGCACGTTCGAAAAAGCCTACCCGGCCACCAAGTATCCCGGAGCCTACCAGTTGCGGCCGCGGCCGCTCAGCCAGTTGGAGAAGCTGCTGTCGGCGGACGCGGTGGCCGATTACGCGATGAGCGGCAAGCCTATGGTGGTGGTCTCATGAGCGCGGAACTGTCCAGCCTGGGCATCGCCCAGATCGTGGAAAGCGCCATCGCCGACTACGACCTGCACGACGAGAACGGCAACGAGCTGACCGACGACCTGTACGTCATCCGTTCCGAGCAGCTCGACGAGCTGGGCCTCAACGTCGCCAGACGCATCCACAAGGCCATACGCGAACTGGAGGCGCAGGGCAAGACCGGTTTTTCCCGTGCATTCGATGGCCTTCGGCAGCATGCCGGTAACCATCGCGAAGGACGGCGACCGCACCTACACGCTGCGCTTCGACAACTCGGACGAGGCGGTGGCCATTACACGGCTCAGCAGAACCGCGTTGGCGGACATTAGGAAACAGATCAACGACTTTCTCAAGGAGGTGAAGAACCATGAGCATGAATGACGCCATTCTCGCCGTCGCACAGGCCCAACAGCAGGGTGACGCGATACCGGTCGACGTGCCGCCCATGACCCAAACGGCACCCGATATGGGCAAGCCGCCCGTCACGCCGAAGACCAAAATCGGCACGATGGAGGAGCCGCAACTGTGGCCGGAGATCCGCCAGCTCATCGAAGCGGATATCGCCAACGCTCCGCGCGAACTGCAGCGTGAGATAGGCCCGTCAGAACTGGGCACGGATTGCGTGCATTGCCTGGCGGCGAAGCTGGCGGGCTGGCCGGAACGCCGTTCGCCGGGCTGGCTGCCGTTCATCGGCACCTGCGTGCACGCCCACTTCGAGCAGATGTTCAACGCGATGGACACGTGGATCGGCCCCAACAGTCAATGGCCGAATGACACTACGAAAAGGTTCGAGGCCGAGAAACGCGTGAGAGTCGGGCATCTGAACGGATTGCACGCTGGCTACCCAGTCACCGGCAGTATCGATTTGTGGGACAAGGAGACCCACAGCACCATCGATTGGAAGATCGTCGGCAACACGACGGTCACCAAGGTCAAAGCGCACGGACCCAGCCAGCAATACCGGGTGCAAGCCAGCCTCTACGGCATGGGACTCACCTATGAGGGCGAACTGGTGGAGCGTAATTGCATCTATTTCCTGCCCCGCAACAAGACCAGTCTGGGTGATGCGTTGCCCTGGGAGACGAGGTTCGACCCGGAGCCCGGCAAATGGGCGTTGGCCCGGGCCCAGCTGCTCGTCAACCTCATGGACATCATCGAGCAGTCCGACGGCGTGGACGTGCGCGACAGCTGGATAAAGCAACTGCCAGCGGCGGGCCCCGACAAGTGCTTCTCATGCAAGGGGCGGGTCTGGCCGGATATGAGCGCGCTTCCCGAGTTCGACGAGAAGCCGTGGCCGGACGTGCCCGACAAATGGCTCCAACTCATCCCCCTAATCGAATCCGAATACCAGTTCACCGAATAACGAAAGGAAAACAATCATGTTCGGACAGCCACAGCAACAGTATGGTTACCCGCAGCAGGGTTACCCCCAACAGGGGTATCAGCAGGGGTATGGTCAGCCGCCGGCACGCCCGGCCGTGTCCATGACCCCGGAGCAGATGCTTGCCAGCATCGAATCGCAGAGCAGCAAGGGCGCGAAATTCGAACAGCCCGGCACATCGATCAGCGGAATCATCGAGAACGTGACCGCCAACCAGATCCGCGATTTCAAGTCCCGCCAGCCGAAGTTCTTCGATGACGGACAGCCGCAGATGCAGGTGCTCGTCACCATCAACACCGGCGTCACCGATCCGATGGTGGAGGACGATGACGGCCGGCGCACCGTGTACATCAAGGGCTTCGGCCTCCAGCGCCACGCATGGCTTCAGGCGTTGCACAACGCCGGGCTGAGGAAGGCCGCAGAAGTGCGGCCTGGCGACCGTTTCACGGCCACGTTCACCGGTTTCGGCGAGGCGAAGCCCGGCATGAACGCGCCGAAACTGTTCGAATACGTGATCGAACACCAGTCGCCGGCCGACCTCGCCATGAACCAACCCCAGCAGCCCGGCATGCAGCAAGCCCAGCCGGCATACCCGCAGCAGCAGTACGCGCCCCAGCAGCCCATGCAGGCCCCGAATCAGGGATATGCGCCGGCTCCGGTCGACCCATGGAACCCGCCGGCACAGGCGCAACCCGCTCAGCAGGTACAGCTCGGCCAGCCACAGCAGCAGGCTGATCCGATGAAGGTCAACCAGTTGAAGGCCATGGGCAAAAGCCCGCAGGAGATCGCCACCCTGTTGGGCGTGCCGGTCGAAGCGGTCACCGCCGTCACCGACCAGGCGCAACCCCAATACCACGGGGGTTCCGAACAGATGCCGGAAACCGGTGAATTCTGATGGACGAACTGCTGAAACACCTGCAGAACCAGTGGCTCGAGCTGATGAAAGACATGGATTCCCTCGCCTCCGATCAGGACGGTTTCCGTGACGTCGACTCGGAAAGCCTCCAGCTCATGAGCGTGAGACTCGTGCTCCTGGGCTGGCACAAGAGCAAGGATTCCGACAAGGACTGAGTCCAGTCCCGACCGCCGTAGCCGTATCCAAGCGGCCGGCACGCATGCAAAGGCGTGCACGGCACCACACATATTCACATCACATCAAAGGAGTTTCAAGGATGACCGACATCTACGGATACGCGGCAGCCGCACCCATGTACCGTGCTGCTGGATGGATGCAGGTCATCCCCCTGCCGGAAGGCCGCAAGACCCCACCACCCAGCGGTTTCACTGGACGCAGCCGCAAACCCGTCACCGACGAACAAATACAGTTGTGGAGCCAAGCCAACCCGAACGCGAACACGGGCATCGTCATCCCCGAAGGCGTATTGGTTCTGGACATCGACGCCGAACAAGGGCACCAGGTCAAGGCAGACGGGGCGAAAGGCATCAGCGAACTCAGCCAGGAGCTGGGAGCATTGCCGGCCACGTGGAGCAGCACGTCGCACGGCATCGATTCGCCGGCACGCCACCTGTTCTACAAGGTGCCCGAAGGGCTCGCGTGGAAGGGCGGCGCCATCGAGGGAGTCGACATCCTGCAGCCCGGCCACCGGTATTCCGTGGTCTGGCCGTCGATCCACCCGAGCGGCGAAATGTACTGCTGGTACACGCCAAGCGGCGCATTCTCCGGCGCGCTCCCCCATATCGGCGACTTGGCGACACTGCCATGGAAGTGGGTGGACTACCTGCGCAAACCCGACAGAGTGTCGAATTCGACCACTTTAACTCCCTCGTATTCAAGGGAATACGACGACCACATGTGCAAGGCGGTCAACACGTTCCTCAACAAGACGCTCGCCAACCCGGCAAGCAAAGGCTCAAGGCATGACACCACGCTGCAGGCCGTCTGGGCGTTGGTTAACTTCGCGCAGGAGGGACACCGGGGGGCTCTCGACGCCATCAACCAATTGAAGCCACGGTTCATCGCCGAGGTGGCCCCCGACCGTCAAGGCAAGGAGCGTGAGGCGGCACGCGAATGGGCCAGCATTCTCAGTGGCGCGATGGAGAAGGTCAACGGCGTGCAATCGCATGTGGATCCGTGCGAGCAGTCGAAAATCGAACGCATGACGCCCGGCGAGTTCGACGAACTCACCCAAAACGCGGCTGCGAGTCAAATGGAGGAAAGTCACCCGGAAGCAGTTCAAAACACTGGAACAATGCCGGTTCAAGCCGGTTCAACACCCGTCGCATCGGTTCAAAACGGTTCAATGGAAAGTCACGAGGCAAGTAAAAACGCCTCCTCCAGCTGGCAGTTCGAAGACCTCACCCAGCTCGCTTCCGGCATTGAACTGCCGCCCACGCCCACCGTGTTCCAACGAGAGGACGGCCAAGGCCTCTTCTATAGGGGCGCGGTCAACGACCTGCACGGCGAACCCGGCTGCGGCAAAAGCATGCTCGCCCAGATCGCCACCGCCCAGGAACTCAAACAGGGACATGACGTGATCTATATCGACTATGAGGATTCCGCCAGAAACGTCGTCAAGCGTCTCCTGCTGCTCGGCGTGACCGGCGAACAGATCGTGCAGCATTTACACTACGTGCGACCCAGCGCCAAGCCGAGCAGCCCCACCAGCCTCGACGGCTGGAAGGAAACCCTCGACTACGCGGACACGGCCACGCTGGCCATCATCGACGGCGTCACCAGCTGCCTCGCCTACGCCGGCCTCGACAGCAACTCAGGGGATGACATCGCCGCCTGGTACAACACCATGCCACGACTCATCAGCGCCTGTGGGCCAGCAGTCGTACTCATCGACCACGTCGTCAAAAGCAAGGACAACCGGGGCCGCTACGCCGGCGGCAGCATGCAGAAACTCGCACTCATCGACGGCATCAGCTACTCGGTGGACATGACCAAACCAGTCGGCAAGGGCGTGCGCGGCACCATCGTCATCAAATCAGGCAAGGACCGCATCAGCGAGATCGAGGAGCATTGCGCCGTCAGCTGGAGCAGCAACGGCAGCCACCTGCGCGAAGCCGCACGCATCGAAATCAACAGCACGGATCCGAAACTCATGCGCGTCACCATCGCACGCCCCAACATGATGCCCAGCGATGAAACCACGCGACAGCGCGGCCTCGAACGACCCACCGGGCTCATGGAGAAGATCAGCCGGATCATCGAGAACGCGCCCGAGGAGCCGAACCAGACCGAGATCATCGAACTGCTGAAGGACGACGGTTCAAGCGCCCGGAAGACCACCGTGCTCACCGCCATCAACCGGCTGCTCGAAGGCGGATGGATCAGCAACCGCTCCGGACGCAACAACCGGAACATCTACGCCAGCGTCAGACCATACCGGCAGATGAACGACCCAAAATCGGACGCTTTCGTGGACCGTATGAGCAGGGAGGAGGCGAACGAATTGGACAAGGAAAACCATCTCGAAATCTAGTTGTTCCCGTTGTTCCCAGTTGTTCCGAGTTGTTCCGGGAACAACTGGAGTAGCGATGTCCAGCTGTTCCCAGCACTCCCCACCCACACTACGTGTGTGGGTGGGTGCGGGAACAACTGCGACTCGGCCCTCCGGAACAGCAAAAAAACACGTCAACGACACTAGTTGTTCCCAACCAAGAAAACGTCAGAAAGGAACCACGAAATGGCACTCACATTCAGGGAGCAAATCGAAGCGACCGCATGGGAGCTCGGCAACGGAGAAGGAACCATGCCCGAGCTTCGGAAGCGGTTCGACGCTGACCCCGAGACCCCGAACTTCGACCCGACCAAGGCGTTGGAGATGCTGCACATACTCCAGCTCATCAACTACAAGCAAGCCGGCAAGGGACGCGGACGCGCCCGCTGCCACTATCTGAAGAAACCCGAATACGGACTACTCAACTTCGACGAGCCGAAACCAGCTCCCAAGGACGAGCGGGAGCGGGAAAACCGCATCCAATGGGCCAAGGACTTCCGCGTCATCGCCGACTGGCTCGACGCGAACTGTTACACGACTGAAAGCGAGGAAGCATGAAAGAATCCGTCACCATCCAATACCGCTGTGAGGATGCTGACACCAATCTGGTCGAAACCATCCCAATCGCCTCCATCGGCATCGACCAGTGGAGTCAAGGCCATCCCGTCCTGTTCAACCTTGACCGGAGAGGACATCACGGCCGCCGTATGCTCAGCGTACTCATCACCGCCTGCGAAGCGGTGCTGCATGAAATCCAGGACATCAAATGGGAGGACTGACCCATGGCCGGACCGATTGACGTGATTCAACGGGCGCTCAGCGCACTGGCCTCAGCGGGATTGGGCAGCGAGTCGCCGGCAGAGGCGTATGTGCTCGGCTACCAGGCCGGCTGGCGGGAAGCGCTCGACCTGTGCATACGAATCGAAACGGCAATCAACAACGAAACGGAGGAAACGAATGAGCATCATCAGCAGTGAAATCGAGGCGCAGAAGCAGCGTGACCCGTCGTACATCGACAGTGGCCTGCAGTGGGCGTGGGGACGAGGATACAAGGCCGGAGCGTCACGCGGAATCACCGAAGAGGAGATTGCCGCCGCCATGGACGAAACCAGAAAGTTCATCACGCTCCCCGGCGCGTGGTTGGAGAACATCATCAGAATCGCGTTCGACGCGGCAAGAAGAAAGGCAATGGAGGAGTGAGCAGGCCACGCGCCCGTGAACGCAAACCAGCATGGCTTCGCGCGTTCATCCCGAAAACGAGTCCCCTCGTGGTCACCGTCTGCGAGGGGTGCGGCCTGTACGTCATCGAGGATCGGGAAACCGTGTGGGAGTCGTGGGATTACGGGTGTGTGGCGGGTGACGACCTGACCGTGGCGATAATCCTCGGCCGGCCGTTGACCCGCGTCACGTGGCTTCCCTCCGTCGGCCACCCGCTGCTCCGTAGCACCTGCGGAGATGCAGGCATCAGACCGGACGGCCAGTATCTGGCCATGCACATGTGTCATCTCGCCCGGATAAGCGTCAAACCGTTCAAACCGCCGAAACGGGAACGCCCGCCAGGCAAGCCATGGGGCGGGCCGAAACTGTCGAAGCAGGAGATAGCCGAATTCAAACGCATCTGGAATATGCCATACAGCCAGCTCAAGCATGAGAAAACCCCAGCCAACAAGGTCGGCCGAGGCAAGAAGCAAACACTATTCTAGCCGACCAGCCGGAAGGGGCTCAGCATGAACTGCCAGAACTGCAGGACGATGACCGAAGAGGGGTGTTCGCTGTGCGAGACGTGCGAGATGCGTTTCGCCGGCACATTATTGCGCTTGGCGCGTGATGTCACGCCATTGCATGACAGCCTCGACGCGACATTGCATCCGGGAGGGCCTTCGCCCGTGCGCATCCAGACCGCCACTCCCCCGACACCGATACGCTTGGACGTGCTCGACCTGATTGACATGCTCGACGCCACGGCCCGCGAACTATGGCGCTGCCTCGGCGGCATCGACGCACTCGACTGGCGCAAAGACAGACGCAACGAGGACTTGACGGCCACGCTCATCGCATGCGCCGGTCATGCACGCCTTGCCACGTTCGCGGATGCCGGCTTCTACATGCACATCATCAACGACATCGCCCGCAAGGTTGATACTGCGCTGGACCCGCCGGAGCAACGCCGCGAGATAGGTACCTGCGAACTATGCGAGACCATGCTCATCGCTGGGGCAGCAGACCAGTGGGTGACATGCCCGGTCTGCGGGAGGGAACAGCGAGCGCAGACGGTTAAACTGCGTAGGCTCAAGACGTTGTGTTGGGATGATTCCAGGCGCGGGTCTGCGGCTGAGATAGCCAAGGTGTTCACGGACGTGGGAATCACCGTCAAAAGGCATACGCTCACCGTGTGGAAATCCCGAGGCAAGCTTGATGTCACGCCCCAAGGCATTTCATACAGCAGCGTCTACCGGCTCGTCATCAGTGGCGGACTTGACAAAGAGCTGACTGTGACCGCATAATGTCAGTGGATTAGTATCGAAAAACCCAGCTCATGTGGCTGGGTTTTCGCGTATCTATGCTTTGTTTTTGCGTGGTCTCCCCCCTCCGACACCACGTCCCGGACGTTGAGCGTTCCATTCATCGATGGTCTCAGGCAACCAGCCGCGCGTGCGCCCTATCGTGGCGTCGGGCTCAGGGAGCTTGAGGTTGAGCAAGCCGCCACTGGTGATGCCGAGGCGTTCTGCGACCTGCTTGACGCCGAGATATTCAGTCGCCATTGCTTGCCCTTCCTGCCAGATAACCCAGCACGCCCGAGCACATTCCGAACACACCTGCCGGTACGCTCTGGGATGCGATGGCCAGCGCGAGGCTGACGACTCCGAACATGAGTGCGATGATTCCTATCTTGCCGTTCATGATGTTCCATGGAATAGTTGGGAGTGGAGCCGTGGCTCTGGATAGTACGATTATCCGGAATCCACGGCTCTTGTTACCGCTTGCGCCGTCTGTTCAGCGGCTTTCGCGGCTTGCTCTTCGCAATCAATGCGACGGCCACGGCGGCGATGGGTGCGAGTGCCGCACCCAATCCGGAGAGGAACTCCCCGATGGCCTTGAGCAGCTCCGCGATCTGTTCCATGTTCACCTCCTTTCCTTGGCTGACATATCTATAGTAACACAATAACTATAGATATGCAAGCCGAGGACACCAAGACACGCCAACGGACACAATGACTGCGAGGCACACATGAGCTGGCGAGTCTGCTCGACACCCGGATGTCCGAACCTCATCGAGACACCGGCACGCAAATGCGACGCCTGCACCCGAGCCCAACGGGACCGCACCCGTACCCGTGGACGCAACCCATACAACACCAAGGGACATCAATCGTTTCGCAGGCAGGTGCTCGCACGAGACCCATACTGCACATGCCCCGGCGACCCCGAGCACGGAGGCTGCGGCAAACACAAGGGGCTCTGCGGAAAACCAAGCACAATCGCGGATCATTATCCATACGAGCGAATCGAACTCATAGACATGCGACTCAACCCCAACGACCCGAAGTTCGGACGAGGCCTATGCAAACAATGCCACGATGTAAAAACCGGCAAAACAAGACCAGCAGGCTTCAACGCCAGACAATAAAGCAAGCACACTGTGCATCCCGACAAAAAACAGCCGGCAACACCCCCAGGGGGGTGGGGTGACGACCACCCCGCTTGGACCGCCGGTGAGCTGTCTGTCGGGTGCGCAGGGTTCAAACATCGCTGGCGGGCCGCCGCGAGGGCGGTCTCGTCGATCTGTCGCTAGGGCGCAAGGCCATGACGAGAGGTGAACATCATGCCAAGTGGAGGCAAACGAGTACGCTCCGGGCCGGCCAAGGACCCGAACAGCGAGAAGAGCCGCAGGCTCGGATACACATTGCAGAGCCTGCCGAACACCGAGTGCCGGATGAAGCCGCCGGAATGGCCCTTGGAGCCCGCCGATGACGAGCGCGTCCGCAGGCTTGAGGCGGAGAAGTGGGAGTGGCTGTGGAAGCTGCCTCAGGCACGCGCCTGGCATCTGCCCCAGTTCAAGTGGATGATTCACGAACTGGCGTTGTACGCGCGGCTTTCCACCGCATGCGAGATCGCGCCGGCACCCACGGCGTTGACCGTGCTGCTGCGCATCTCCGACCGCGTCGGCATGAGCGCCGCCGGATTGCAGGCATTAGGCTGGAAAATCGAGGCCGAGGCCGAGCGGAAGCCAGTCGATTCGGAGTTCACGCGCCGCAGGGCCAAGGAGCTGAACCGGGAATCGGCCGCCGAACGCTCTCCCATGGACGAGACGAGGCATGTGTACCAGCGTCGGATGAGCGGCAATGGCTGACGAGGATTCATGGCTCATCGACTTCCCCACGTTGGGGCATCTGGTGTGCGCGTGGATCGAACGTCACTGCCGGCAGCCTGACGGCCCGTTGCGAGGCCGTCCAGTGGTGCTGTCCGACTGGCAGTACTGGCTGGCGGCGAACCGTTGGCGCATCCGCGAGGACGCCCCATATGTGCCGCCCGAGGAAGTCACCGTCGACAACCCGATGGTACTCAACCAGGCATTCGAATACCGCATGACGCTGACCGTCGGACCGCAGAAATGGGGCAAGGGGCCATGCACGGCGTTCTTCACCGCCGCCGAGGGCTGCGGGCCCACCATCTTCGATGGCTGGGCACAGGAAGGCGACGTGTACCGTTGCGCTGACAACGGTTGTCCGTGCGGCTGGGAGTGGCCGTACAATCCGGGCGAGCCGAAAGGCCGTCGACATCCGTCGCCGCTCATCCAGCTGACCGCCAACTCCGAGGAACAGGTACGCAACATCTACCGTCCTCTCGTGGCGACGATCCTGCTGGGCCCGCTCAAGGAGCTCATGCGCGTGAGGGACACCTTCATCCGCATATTGCAGCCGGGGCGCGAAGGCGAGGCCGACGCCTTGGACTTGGATCGCATCGACGTGGTCACCGCCTCGGCGAAATCCCGTCTGGGCAATCCGATCACGGACGCCGAACAGGACGAGGCCGGCCTGTACACGAAATCGAACGGCATGATAGCGGTCGCCACCACGCAGCGCCGAGGAGCCGCCGGCATGGGCGGCCGCACACATGCGTGGACGAACGCATGGGATCCGGGCGAGGACAGTTACGCGCAGCAGGTGTTCGAGAACGCCGAGGACGACGTGTTCGTGTTCTACCGGAACCCCGATCTGGCGAAATCATTGCGTCACCGCGACGGCCGGCCGTTGGACTTCAATCTGAAATCCGAACGCTTGAAGATGCTCGAATACGTGTACCGCGGCTCACCATGGGTCGACCTGAACTCCATCGAATCGGAAGCCAAGGCGCTGATGAAGACCGACCCGACCCAGGCGGAACGGTTCTTCGGGAACCGTCTGGTGCAGGGCGGCGGCGCATGGCTCGAAGACGGACTGTGGGAGAGCTGCTATGCCGGCGCATGAACTCTGGTTGCCGAACCCGCCAAAAGGCACGCGCGTATGCGCGGGCTTCGACGGTTCGGAGAACGACGACTGGACATGCATCAAGATGGAGACCCTCGACGGGCTGATATTCACTCCCCGATACGGGCCCGACCGGCGTGCGACCATCTGGAACCCGAAGCAGTGGGGCGGGCGCATCCCCCGCGCCGAGGTATCCGCAGCATGGGCGGAACTCAACGACCGCTACAAAATCGAACGCGCCTACTGCGACCCCGGCTTCCGCGACGAACTGTCATGGGAATCGGAGATAGAAGCATGGGATCGCGCCTACGGGCCGAAGAAATTCATGCCATGGAGCATGTCGGGCAGCTCCCGCATCGGAGCCGTCTACGAGGCATTGCGCCGATTCGAAGCCGACCTGACCACACATCGCATCACACAGGACGGCTGCCCCGTCACCCGCACCCACATGATGAACGCGCGAAAGGTCGCCAAGACCCTGGAACGCTACGGACTGGCGAAACCCCAGCAGAACAGGAAAATAGACGCCGCCGTGACCAGCGTGCTCGCCCACGAAGCCGCATGCGACGCGCGAGCCGCCGGCTGGGGCGCTCGCAAACACAATTACATGCTTACCGGATCATCGACCAGAAGGAGGTACTGATGGAATACAGCCAGCAGGAACTGTCCGCATTGGCGAACCGACTGGCCGATAAGATCCAGTTCCGTCGACCCAGCATCGGCACCCACACCGATTACGTCTTGGGCAAACGCGGCAAGCTCAAGTTCGCGTCCAAGGAATTCAAGCGCTACATGAGCGACCGGTTCTCCGACTTCTCCGACAACTGGTGCCTCCCCGTGGCGCAGGCCCCAGTGGAACGCATCAAGTTCAAGGGCTTCGTCCCTTATGATGACGTGAAGCTCGGCACCGGCATCATGAAATGCCTCGACCGCAACGACTTCGAACGCGGACTTCAGGAAGCCGCGCTGATGATGACCACCACGGGCCGCGCGTTCGCTTTGGTCACGCAGGTCGACGGCAGGGCCCGCATCACGTTCGAGCACCCGGACAGCGCCGCAGTCATCTACGATGCGCGCACCGGCCAGCCGTCAGCCGGGTTCCTCATCCAGCAGGGCGACGACAAGGAGTACGGCACCCTCATGCTGCCCGGCTGGACGGTCAGCATGGAACGCAAGAAGATGCTCGATCTGACCGACCAGCGCGTGCCGCCCGACGTGTACGGCTGGAAGATGAATGACCCTCAGCCCACCGGTCTGGACACGATCCCCCTGCGCGAGTTCCGCAACCAGATGCTATTGGACAATGCGCCGATCAGCGACATCGCGCACGTCGAATCGATGCAGGACACGGTCAACGTCGTATGGGCCTACCTGCTGAACGCATTGGACTACGCCTCACTGCCGGCACGAGTCATCCTCGGCGGAGACCCGCTCGTCGAGCCCGTCTACAACGAGGAGGGACAGCAGGTCGGCGAGAAGCCCATCGAACTCGACAAGCAGGTGCTGGAGCGCATCTACCAGTTCACCGGCGACAACGTGAACCTGGGCGAATGGTCAAGCTCGAACCTGAACGTGTTCATCCCGGTCATCGAAAAAGCGGTGGAGCATATCGCCGCCGAAACACGCACCCCCGGCCATTACCTGCTGACGAACGCGGAGGTTCCGGCCACCGGCTACGAGGTCGCCGAAGCCGGCCTCGTATCCAAGACCATCGAACGCATCAGCTTCCTGAAATCCCCCATCCGCGACATCTGCAGCATCGCCATGCGCTACGAAAACGACACGGACGAGGCGGACATCATCGCCGACTCCAAGGTGCAGTTCGCGACCCCGCAGTATCGCAGCGAAACCCTGATGGCGGACGCGATGCTCAAATACAAGCAGCTCGGCTTCCCGATCCAATGGGTCGCGGAGCAGATGGGCCAAAGCTCGGACGAGGTGCAGCGCATCATGCGCATGCGCGCCGACGAGATGGCCGACCCCGAACTCGAATCGTTGAACCGTGCCCTGCAGATCGGAGGCGCTGATGGCGGTCGAATCTCAGGTGCTGGCCTACAGTCAGAAACGGCTGGCGACCTTGGAGCTGGCGGCGGACAGAGCCGCACGCAGAACATGGAACAGGGTCGACGCCAATAACATCCAGGCGTCGTGGAAGTCGATAAGCCGCGACTTCCTCACCCTGTTCTCCACCATCCAAACCAAGTCGGCGGAGACAGCCATCGACGCGAGCGGCATGATGCTCGCCGAACAGGGCGTGTACGTCACTCCCCATGCTTTGGCTAACCCGAACGCATTCGCAGGCTGGGCTCCGTCCGGCCTCGACATCGCCTCCTACTTCCAATCCCCCGTGTTCGCCGCCCTGCACGCGATACGCACCGGCAGCTCCCCGTTGGAGGCATTGGAATATGGGCGCAACCTGCTGGTCATGCTTACCTCTCTGGCGGTCATGGACACCGCCCGCCAGGCGGAATCACTGGACATCACCAGCCGTCCCAAGGTCGGCTACGTGCGTGTCGAGTCCGCCAGCTGCTGCGACCGATGCATGCTGCTGGCCGGCAAGTGGTTCCGCTTCAACGAGGGGTTCCTGCGCCACCCGCACTGCCACGGCCGCCACGTGCCCTGCAGTCAAAGCATGGCCAAACAACAGGGGTGGATCAGCGACCCCATGGAGGGTTTCAAAAGCCTCTCCCGTGAGGAGCAGGACAAGCGCTTCGGCGCGAATTACGCGCAGGCCATCCGCGATGGCGCCGACATCTACCAGGTCGTCAACTCGAAACGCGGCATGCAAAGGGTGGGCAAAGGCTATACGGCGCTGACCACCAGCGAGGGCACCACACGATACGGGTGGGCCAGCATGCAATACGCCCAGCAGTCCGGCCGGAGGATGAAACGCCGCCTGTCCATCGACGGCATCTACTCGCTGACCGGAGGCGACCGGGAGAAGACCATAGCCGCGTTGAAGGCCAACGGCTACTACGTGGACAACGACTGGCGCGGCAAGGTGCCCGAGATCCGCAAAAGCATGTGGCTGCACGACAACACGTACCGGCAGGGGCGCGTCGAACTGTTGACCGCCGCCGAGAAGCGCGTTCAGACCGCGAAGCTCCGCTACGAGGCCGTATTGGAGGGCCGCAACCCCAACGATGGCCGCATGCCCCTCACCCCCGAAATCGCCGCCCAGTGCGAACGCGAATACCGCCGATGGGTCACCTCCGGCGGACAGATTTTCCAGCAATGATCCAGCGAATCGAAAGGAAGAACATGGATCCCGCAAACCAGAACCAGCAGACAGGCGACAACGAGTCCAAGAAGCCGGAGAACACCGGCGGCGAGGATTGGCAGTCGAAGTTCGAAGGACAGCGGAAAGTCAACCGCGACCTCGAAAAGAAACTGAACGAAGCCTACGCCAAGGCCGACAAGGTCGACGAACTCGAAAAACAGATCGCCGCCCTGCAGGGCAAGGAAGCCGAATACGAGGCCGCCAGGAAGGAACAGGCCGTCAAGGACGAGGCCCTTGCCGCCGCCAACCAGCGCATCCTCAAGGCCGAAGTCCGCGCCGCAGCCAGCGGCAAGCTCACCGACCCGGCCGACGCCCTGCGCTACCTCGACCTGTCCAAGTTCACCGTCACGGATGACGGAAGCGTGGACAGCCAGGCCATCGCCAATTCGATCGGCGAACTGCTGGAACAGAAACCTTATCTCGGGAAAGCCGAGCAAGCACCCTCGGGTGCGAACATCACGCCGCCCAGCGGAACACGGGACGGCGACCGCCATCAGGGTCAGCTCACCCGAGACGACCTGAAAACCATGAGCCCCGCAGAAATCGTCAAAGCCCAACAGGACGGGCGACTGAAGGACCTGCTCGGAGCCAACTAACGGAAGGAGGCCTTAAATGGCCATCACCAATTTCATTCCCGAACTGTGGAGCGCCAACATCCTGCTGGAACTCCAGAAGAACCTCGTCTACGGTTCCGCCGTGAACCGCGACTACGAGGGCGACATCGCCAACTACGGCGACACCGTGCACATCACCGGCATCGCGCACATCAGCATCGGCGACTACACGGCCCACACCGACATCACCATCGAACCGGCCACAGACAAGGACGCCGGCGAACTCGTCATCAACCAGAGCAAGTACTTCGCGTTCGAAATCGACGACGTGGAGAAGCGCCAGGCCATGAACAACCTGACCGCCGCATATTCCCGGGACGCCGCCTACAAGCTGCGCGACCTGACCGACCAGTACCTGGCCGGCCTGATGGCAGCAGGCGCGAAGAGCAAGCTCGACCCGATTTCCGGCGCCACCGCCACCAAGGCGTACGACACCATCGTGGATCTGGCCACCGCATTGGATAAGCAGAGCGTGCCAGACGCGGGCCGTTGGGTCATCGTCAACCCGGACTTCTACGGTCTGCTGCGCAAGGACAGCCGTTTCGTCGCTGGCGCCGAGTCCGCTCATTCCACGCTGCTCAACGGCGTGGTCGGCGAGGCCGCGGGCATGACCATCCTCAAGTCCAACAACGCTCCCGCAGCCAAGGGCGGCTCTGCCTCGGCTCAGACCGATGAGGGCAACGTCATCATCGCCGGCACCAACGCGGCCACCACGTTCGCGGAGCAGATCGCCAAGGTCGAGGCCACCCGCAAGGAGAAGGGCTTCGACGACATCGTCAAGGGCCTGCACCTGTACGGCGCGAAGGTCGTGCGCCCCGAAGCGCTGGCCACCGTACACTTCAAGGTGGGCAAGTGATGGCCGGCAGCTATGAGGCCATGCCCTACGTGGGCGAAGCCGAATAACCGCATAGGGGGTGACTCATGGACACGCTGGCAACGGTCAAGGACCTTGATTCATACGGCATCGAATACGCGGACGAAAAGCTCGCGGGCAAGCTGCTCGAATCGGTTTCCGCAGCGGTGCGCGACGCCGCAGGGTGCCCCATCACACGCGGCGAATACACGGTGACCATCCCCGGCGAAACCTCACGCAGGCTCGACCTGCCCATGCGCCCCGTGATTTCCGTGAGCCGCGTGCTCATGGACGGCGAGGAGACCGGGGATTGGAAGCTGCTCGGCAACGCCCTGTACAGGGAAAGCCTGTGGAGCCTGCCGAACATGGTCCCCTGTTCCGTCACCGTCACCATGCTCGCCGGCTATGACCCGGTTCCCCCGGACATCGTGCGCCTCGTGTGCAGCATGGTCGCAGCCGGACTCGTCCAGCAGTCGAACGGCGGCCCCGGCGCTCACCGCGACGAATCATACGCACGAATCGACGACGTGCAGATCGGCTACCGTCAGGGCGACTCCGAGATCATCGACGCACTCGAACTGCCCGAGGGCACGAAACGAGCCCTCCGCAACAGGTTCGGCATGCGAGGCATCGCCATAGGGGTGTTCCGATGAACGTGCAGCACATCCTCAACCGAGGCCGACAGCTCGCCGAATCATTGATGACCGACCAATGCCGCGTCACCCACATGGGCAAACCGGTCACCGACCCCGAAACGGGACTGGTGGGACCGGCCGCGAACACCGTGTATGAGGGCCGTTGCAAGGTGCAGACCTCGGGCGGTCTGGCCGCCGAGAACACGGAGGGCGGCATCGTCGAAGCGTTGGGTGCCGTCACCCCCGTGTGGAGCATGTACGTGCATTTCCCCTACGGCACCATGGGTTTATTGCCGGGTGACGTGTGCGAGATAACCGAGGCCGATGACCCGAATCTCAAGGGCAGGAAACTCCGGTTGTTGAACATGCAGTCCGAGAAGACACACTCCACCGCATGCCGGTGGAACGTGAAGGAGGTGGGCAACAGCAATGAGTGACATCACCATAGACGCTTCGGAGCTGACCGCGTTCGGCCGTCGTGTCGCCGCCGCGCACGCCATGGCTTCGGTCAAGGTCGCGCAGGCGGTGAAGAAGGGCGCGCAAAACGTCAAGGAAGGCGTCATCTCCGACCTGCAGACATCATCGAACTACGCGATCAGCCGTATCGGCATCGGCTACGAAATGGGCAGCACCGGCACCACTGTGTACGCGGACGTGAGCCCCCGCGACGGCGGGGCCTCCGACTTGGCCAACATCGCGTTCTTCGGCACCGCGAAAGGCGGCGGAACCCACTGGTTTTACCAGTTCGCCGAACAGGAATTGCCCACGCTCGCCGAATACGTGGGAGACGCGGCCGACGACATGCTGATAGGAGCCATCGGATTATGAGCGTCATGGACTTGACCAATGCGGTCCTCGACCTGCTGGCCTCCCTGCCCGCCCGCGCGAAGGGCTTGTGAGCTGGC